CCGCGACCGTTGCTGCCGCCCGCGCCGCTATCGAGAACGGCACCGCCCGCCGCGTCGATTCCGTGCCGATGGGCACTTCCGCGAGCGCTCGCGGTGCCCTTCCGCAGGTGCGCGACACCACCGACTACAACGCCGCCGCCCGCCGCGCGTGGGTGAAGGACATTGCCAGCCGTTCCGGCGTGCAGCTCATCGGCGGCACCGAGCTTACGCAGGTTGAGCGCGACGCGTACAACCACCTTATCGAGCAGCGCACGGCGTTTACGCATCTGACCAGCAACACCGACGCGGTTATCCCCGTCGAGCTTCAGACGCAGATTTTCACGCTGATTGACAACACGGCTGTTCTCTACGGCGACATCCACAAGGACAACTTCCCGCATCAGTTCGAGCTTATCCGCCATAAGAGCATCAAGGCTGGCGACGCGGCGAAGACCGATGAGGGCGCAGCGCCCACCGATGAGGAGCAGAACGAGTTCGACATCATCACCCTTACGGGCGAGGAGATCAAGAAGACCGTCAAGATGAGCCGCAAGATGGCGGTTCAGTCTATCAGCGGCTTTGAGCAGTACATCGTCAACGAGACCGGCGCGCGCCTTGCCGTCGCCGCCAACGCGCGCACCCACGCCAAGACGGTTGACACCACGCTTGGCATGGATTCCGGCAACAAGATTAACTGCGCCACCGCTGGCACCCTGAAGAAGGCCGATATCACCAAGCTTCTGGGCATGCTCTACACCTACGGCAACCCTGCGCCGAAAGGCTGCATTATCTACGCCAACGGCAACACCATTTGGAACCATATTGCGATGGTCGAGGATGCCAACGGGCGCTCTTACTTCGTGGACGAGAAGACCGAAGACCCCGCCGTTGAGGGTCATATCTTCGGCAAGCTCGTTAAGCGCGACGATTCTATGGCCGATGGCATCATCAAGGCCGGTTATCCCGACCTGTTCCGTGGCAACATCTTCGACGGAGTGGACGTTACGCCCTACGTCGAGCCGGGTACTCAGAAGCGCTGCTTTGACGGCTACCTGCTCTTTGACGGCGGCCTTGTCGTTCCCAAGGCTTTCGGCCAGCTCACCATCGGCACCGCCGCAAAGTAACGAGGTGGTGACAGATGGCAGAGAAGCCGAAGCTGCTTGACGCGTGCCGCGAAGCGCTGAGGATTCCCGCCGACTGCACCGACTTTGACGCTGAGATCGAAGACCTCATCGAAGCCGCCCGCGCCGCGATGCGCGCGGGCGGCGTTGCCGATGCCGTAGCCGCCGACGATTCGAACAGCACGGTTCGGCTCGCGGTGAAGGTCTACTGCAAGGCGAATTTCGGCATGGACAACCCCGATGCCGACCGCCTTACTCAGAGCTTCGATGATCTGCTAACCATGATGGGCGGCAGCGCGGAGTTCGGGGGCGCGTCATGAGCATGTGGGCTGGCACGTGCCAGCTCATCGCTAAGACCGTCAAGAAGGACGAATACGGCGTGCAGCAGACGGAGGAAACAAAGCGCAAGGTGTTCTGCAACGTCTTCTCTATGGGCGATGCCGCCTACTACGCCGCCGCTGCCGCTGGCATTCACCCCGAAGCGGTGTTGCAGATTCGCAAGAGCGCCTACAACGGAGAGCGGCTAGTCGAGTTCGACGGCGCGCGGCTCACTGTCGCGCGCGTTGACAAGTCAAGCCCCGACTTCGTGCGCCTGACGCTCGCTGAGGTGGTGGGCGACCGTGGCTGAGCAGAGCATCGAGCGGTTCATACGCAGCTGCATGAAAGAGTGCGTGGAAGACAACGTTTCCGCGCTCGCTGAGAACGCGGGCGAAGCCGGAAGGCGCGCCGTGAAGCTGTTGAAGCAAGAAAGCAAGGTGCGCACCGGCGCTTACAAGAAGGGTTGGAAGGCGGACGTTAAGACCGATGAGACGGGCACCGAATGCACCGTGCACAACCGGCGCTACCAGCTAACGCACCTGTTGGAGAACGGCCACAAGATCACGAACCAGACCGGCGAGGATTACGGCACCGTTCCCGGCGACGGCGTTATAAGGAAGGTTGCAGACCAAGTGGCGCGAGAGTTCGCGGAGATGGGGGGCGACGGACGATGATTGAGCTAAAGGCGCTCTGCGGCGTGCTCGATTCGCTCGGCATCCCGTGGGCTAACCAGCGATTCGCAGACGGCGAGGAACCGGCACCGCCCTTCATCTGCCTTGTGGCGGGCTACAACGAAGCGGCATACGCGGACAACAACACCTATCTTTCGTGGATGCCCTACGATATCGCGCTCTACACGCGGCACCGCGACTACGCGACCGAGAAGCGCATACGCGATGCGCTCGAAGCCGCAGAGTGCCCGTTCACGCTGAGCATCACGAACATTGATTCAGAAGAGCTTACCGAAGCGGCGTTCACCGTGAACGTCGCCGAGAGTTAGGAGAAAGCAAATGGCACGAAACGGATTCTTCGGCGTGAAGAACTCGCACTTTGCGATCTGCACCGACGAAGACGCACTTACCTACGAAGACCCCGTGCATGTCGCGGGAACCGTCGCTATCAGCATGGAGCCGACCGTTGAGACGGCAACGAGCTACGCCGACAACGAGCCGTGGCTTGACAAGCAGCAGGACAACGGCGGCTCTGGAATCATGAGCTTCTACGACACCGAGAGCACCGCCGAGCTGCGGCAGCTCATCGCAGACCTCGTGGGCTACGAGATCGCGCAGGACGGGCGAACCATCCTGAGCGCCGACCGCACGCCTAAGAAGTTCGCCTTCATGTGCGAGCAGCCGGGGCACGTGCTCGGTCGCCGCCGCTGCCTTCTCATGTGCCAGCTCTCGAAGCCGACGCAGGAGCTTAACACCGTTCAGGACACGCCCGAGATCACGCAGCTTGACTATCCGTTCACGTGGCGACCGGTCACCATCCCGAGCACCGACATTCGCACGAGCGGTTACGACAGCTTTACCGGGCTTGCCGACTACGACGATTTCTTCGATGCCGTGAACATCGAGCTTGCGCACAAGACCCCGGCCGCGTAGGAGGTTGCGAATGGTTATCAAGGTTGGCGAAAATGAGTTCGAAGCGACCTTCAACGCGTTCACGCCGATTGCCTATTCTCGATGCTTCAATGAGGTTGTCGAGGGCGGAAGAAAGCGCCCGAAGGACATTGCGGACGCGGTTTCTAAGATCGCCGGTTCTCTCATGACTAGCGACGTGCCCGCTATCGTCCCGCTGCTCGAAATCTTCTACGCGTGCATCAAGACCGCAACGCCGAAGTTCGATACCGGATTCGATGAGTGGGTTTCTTCCTTCCCACCGGACGCGTACAACTTGGAGCGCAAGGACGGTTGGGCTTCCGACGTGATGCGCATTGTCGAGGACAACTTTTTTCCTTCGGCGAAAGAGGACGTGGAAGCCGCGCCCGCCGAAGAGGAAAGCGCCGCCGCTGCCAAGCGAGCTTAGCGACGCGTGCGACGCGCGATACATCTACAACTGCCAGCAATGCGGCCTGACGCTCTCAGACCTTCAGATGATGAGCTACCGGCAGGTTCAAGACCTGTTGGAGATTAACGCGTTCTACGCCGACGCTTCGGCGCACTACGACGAAGACGAGAAGGCGCGCAAGGCAGAAGCCGCGTTCTGGTCATGACGTGACATGAAGTGAGTTCTTGACGGCAGCGCACCCGCGAGGGCGCGTTGCTTCAAGCACTCATGGGACTTTGACAAACGAAGAGGGGTGATTACGTGGCGGTCACTTACAAGGGACTTGTTATCAAGTTCGGCGGCGACACTACCGAGCTGCAAAGCGCCCTGAAGAAGGTTCAGCAGGCATCGCGCGACACCCAAAGCGACTTGCGCGATATCAACAAGGCGCTGAAGTTCGACCCCGGAAACACCGAGCTGCTAGAGCAGAAGGTAAAGGCGCTCAACTCTGCCTACGGCGAGACGAAGCAGAAGCTTGACGCTTACAAGCAAGCGCTCGCGCAGTTGGAGAGCAAGAAGCAGAGCGGCGCGCAGCTCACGGCTCAGGAAGAACGGCAGTACGACAGCCTGAAGCGCGCGATCATGCAGTGCGAGCGCCAGCTTGACAGCTACGGCAGCGAGCTTGCGGACACGGCGCGCGAAGCGGACGCATCGCGCACGGCGCTTTACAAGGTCGGCCAGACCATCGAGGACAACGCCGACAAGCTTTCAAACGCCGGGTCTAAGATTTCGAGCGCGGGAACGGCGCTCTCTGGCGGCATCATAGGCGCTGCTGGCGCGCTTACCGGCCTTGCGTCTAGCCAAGAGGAAGCGATACAGCGCAGCGGTCAGCTCGAAGTTGCGTTCACTCAGGCGGGTAGCACCGCCGAGACGGCGCAAAGCGTCTATTCGAGTTTCTACCGCATCCTTGGCGAGGAAGACACCGCGACAGAAGCGGCGCAGAACTTGGCGCGCCTGACCACGAACGAGCAAGAGCTTCAACAGTGGACAGACATTGCCGCTGGCGCTTTTGCGGTGTTCGGTGACGCCCTACCTATCACCAATCTTGCCGAGGGTGCCCAAGAAGCCGCTTCCACCGGACAGGCCGTTTCTGGCCTATCCGATGCCCTCAATTGGTCGAAGATTTCCGCCGACCAGTGGAGCGCGGCGCTTTCCGGTAACTCTGACGCGCAAGCAGCGTTCAACCAAGCGATAGCAGAGGGTCAGACGAAAGAAGACGCGTTCAACGCCGCCCTCGCATCGTGCAGCGACCAGCAAGAGCGGTCTACGCTCATCACCGAAACGCTCAACGGGCTTCTCGGCGAAGCGGGACAGCAGTACCAAGAGACGAACAAAGACCTTCTCGCTTCGCGCGACGCGCAGAACGAGATGAACCAGAGCATGCAGGAACTCGGAGAAGCGGCCTTGCCCGTCAAGACCGCCGTTACCGAGATCGGCACGAGCCTTCTTAACACGCTCGCGCCCGCGCTCGAAGCCGTCACGGGATGGTACAAGAACCTGTCGCCAGAGCAGCAGACGCTTGTTAACAACCTCGCTCTAGGAGCCGTCGCATTCGGCGGGGTGGCTACCGCCGCAGGTAAGACGATGGAAGCCGCAGAGGGTGTGGGAAGCGCCTTCAAGACCGCTGGCGAGCTTTGGGGCGGCGCTAAGAAGCTTATGGGCGACACGGGCTTTCTAAGCAAGATCGGAACCGGCTTCTCTAACATCGTCACCAAGGCGGGCGGTCTTGGAAGCATGCTCACCGGCACGCTTTCTAGCGGATGGACGGGCTTTACCGGCCTTATCGCCGCCCATCCTATCGGCCTTGGCGTTGCCGCCGTGTCCGCCGCCGTCGCTGGCCTTACGTGGTTCTTCACGCAGACCGAGACGGGCAAGCAGATGTGGTCTGACTTCACCGGCTGGATTTCTGAGAAGTGGCAAGCCGTGCAGGATTTCTTCGCTGGCGTGCCTGAGTTCTGGGGCGGAATCTGGGAGCAGGTCAGCACCGGCGTTTCGGATTTCTGCACAGGCGTTGGCGAGAAGTGGGAGCAGTTGAAGCAAGGCGCTTCCGACACTTGGGAGAACATCAAAACCGGCGCTTCGAACGCTTGGAACGATCTTAAAACCAACGTCGGGAACCTCGCGCAAGGCGCGGTTGATACCGTGTCTAACTGGTGGAACAACCTAACCGGCAACACCGATTCGGCCTTCGGGCAAATCGCTTCAACGGTTCAGAACGACATGAACACCGCGAAGACCGTTGGAAGCTCTGCGGCTGGCGCTCTGCAAGCAGCGATGAACGGCGACTGGGAGACGGCGAAGAGCCAAGCGGCAAACGCCTTCAACGCTATCAAAGACAACATCGGCTCGAAGCTTGACGCTGCCGAGAGCACGGCGGTTAGCGTCGCAGACCGCATCGGCGACAAGCTGGGATTTCCCGGCCTTGGCGCTAAGGTGCAGGGCGTGTTCGACGGCATCAGGGGCTTCATAGAGAACCCGATTGAAAGCGCGTGGAACGCGATTTCTGGCATTCCGCAGAAGATCATGAACGCCTTTGGCGGAATCAAGATCAGCATTCCGAAGCCGAAGCTTCCGCACTTCAACGTCAGCTGGAACGAGTTCGGCCCGATTTCGCTACCGAGCGTGAGCATCAGTTGGTACGCGCGCGGCGGCTACTTCGATGAGCCTTCAATCGTCGGCGTTGGCGAAGCTGGCGGCGAGTTCATCGCGCCTGAGAAGCAGTTGCAAGGATTCATCGAAACGTCGGTAAACCGCGCCTTCTCGCGGTTCGCCGACGCGCCGAGCCAGCCCGTTAGCGTCGCCGTGACGGTTTACGCAACGGTCGCTGACGGCGTGGACGCATACGAGACAGGCCAGCAGATCGGCGCTGGCATCGCAAGCAAGCTGAAGCAAAGGGGGGTGCCAGTTGCAACTTAGACGGACAAGGAACCAGCACGACCGAATCATCTTCAACGGCACCGACCTATCGAAGCTGGTTTACTGCAAGGTGCGCCGCCCCATCATGGCGACCGTCAACGCGATGTTCGAGAGCGTGCCGGGGCGGCATGGCGAGGTCTTCAAGAGCGCCTACCGTGTCGGATATGACTTGCCGGTTGAGATTTGGCTTAGGACTGAAGACCGCCGCGAGGTCGCGGAGATGCGGCACAAGCTCGCGGCGGCTCTCTGGACGGACGAACCAGCGCCGCTCTACCTGCCGGATGACCCGACACGCTACCTGCTCGCAATCGTGAGCGGAAGCACCGACCTAGACGAGATCACCGACGATTGCCCTACTACTACCGTCACGTTCCATATCGGCGACCCCGACTTTTACGGCCAGAAGCGCCGCATGGAGGTTTCGGCTGGCAACATCTACGTGAACGCTGGCGGCAATCGACCCGCATACCTGAAGGTGACGGCGAAGCCCGCCGCTGGCAGCACGTGGCGGATTACGAACGTCGATACCGGCGAGTTCGTGGCTATCAATACCGCGCTCACGTCTTCAAGCACAATCAGGCTTGACATGGCGACCGAGCACGCGACGGTCAACAACCAGACCGCACCGGTAACGATTGATTCGGATTACTTCGAGATCAACGGGCGCTGCCACCTGAACATCACCAACGGCACCGCGATTCTTGAGTGGGTGGAACGATGGCTTTAATTAGACGTATCGGCTTCACCCGCTTCAACCGCTGGGGCGACAATCTGGGGCGGCTCACGGTGAGCGCCGCGACGCACACCGACGCGTTGGACGGAACCGACGAACTAAACATCACGTGCGCCGAAGACCTCGTGAAGGGCGACCGCGTAGTTTGGATTGACCTTCAGGGCGTGTGCCATGAGCACATCGTTGACACCATCGACCGCGTACACGACGATGACGGCGCGCCGGAGACGCAAGCCGTCTGCATCAACTCGGTTAACGAGACGTGGGATGACTGGCTGGACGATAAGCGGCCTTCTGGCAGCGTGTCGGTCGCCCTCACGTCAATTCTCGCAGATACGCGCTGGGAGGTCGGCACGTGCGATCAGGGCGGTACCGCTTCGCGCACCTTCTACCATGAGAGCGTGCGCGAGGGATTGGCCGGAATCATCGAGACGTGGGGCGGCGAGCTTGAAACGCTCATCGTCCACAACGGTACGGGCATTGTGAGCCGCCGCGTGGGCGTGCGCGCGAAGCGCGGGAACCAGAGCAGCGCAAAGCGTTTTACATGGACTAAAGACCTCGTTTCCGTCAAGCGCTCTGTTGCGAGCGACAACCCGAAAACTCGCGTCTACGGTTACGGCAAGGGCGTTGAGACTGAGGGTGGCGGCTACGGTCGCCGTCTCACCTTCGGCGATATCAACGGCGGCAAAGACTACGTGGAGGATGCCGAAGCTACTACCGTTTGGGGGCACCCTGACGGAGAGGGCGGCATTCTTCCCGCCGTCGCGTCATACGTCAACGAGCAGTGCGAGGACGCGGCGCAGCTCTTGCAGGAAACGAAAGACTACCTAGAGCAGGTGAAGGAGCCGAAAGTAACCTACACCGCTTCGGTTATCGACCTTTACGCGTTCGGGCGCTCATGGGAGGGCGTGGGCGTGGGCGATGACGTGGCGATCATCGACAAGGGCTTTTCTGCCGAGGGCGTGCGCCTGCATGGCCGCGTGTCTCAGATTGAGCGCGACTTGCTCACCGGCGACGCTACCGTTACGTTCGGCACTCTTACTGACAGCATGGCCGACATGTGGCAGAGCGTAAGCAACGCGTTAAAGAGCAACAGCCAACAGAACGCAATCTATGACGCTGCGGCGGGCACGTCGGTTTCGTGGCTTCAGCAGCTTCAGGCCGCGCTAAACGCTCAGTTCAACGCCGTTGGAACCTACAAGGTCGAGACATTCGAACTTGGCACGATGTGGAGCAATGTACCCATCGACGCTGAAACGGGCTTGCCGGTCAAAGCGACTTCGGGCATGTGGGCTGTCAACATTAACGGTATGGGCATGCGACTTGCCGCGAACCTCACTTCTGACGGTCAATGGGACTGGCGAACCTTCCTGACAGGCGCTATGGTGAGCGCCGACGCGATCAACACGGGCACCATGAGAGCCGAGCGCGTGCGCGCCGGTCTTCTGACCGACGAGAAGGGAAACAACTTCTGGGACTTGACCAACGGCGAGTTCTCGCTTTCCGCAAGCACCGAGGTTGGCGGCAAGACCGTTCAGAAAATCGCGGACGATGCGGCAAGCTCAGCCGTCGATGCTCAAACGCAACGCGACATATTCAACAAGCTGACCAACAACGGGCAGACGCAGGGAATCTATCTCAGCGGCGGTAAAGTCTACATCAATGCTACCTACATTGAAACGGGCATCATCAGCGACAGATACGGTCGCAGCACGTGGAACCTCAACACCGGTTCGCTTACGACAAACTACATGACGGCAAACAATATCGACGCTAACGGTACGTTCGAATGCGGTTCTGCTTCAAACCTCATTCGTCTTGCCAGTGGCGAGATTAAAGGCTACGAAGACGGAACGCAGATCGGGACTATCGACTTCTCAGCGCACATGCGAAACGTTAGCACCGGGCAGCTAACGACCGGTCTTCAGTTGACGGGAAACCAGCATATCCGAATCACCACGCCGCTTATTTCCGCCGCTGCATCTAGCAGCGAGAGCACCACGACAACGCATGCGATCACGAAAGATTGCACGTTGCATTACATCAGCAAGATTCAGGATGACGGCGACGGCACGATTACATGGTGGAACGCAACGCGAAGCATCGACTTTGTAGACGGCTTCTGCACGGTATGCAACTTCGACTAGGAGGAACGATGAGCAAGACCCTTTATCACATGCTGCACGACCCGATAGGCAACTGCGAAGCGATGGTGACCGAATACGACGAAGAGCTTATCAACCGCGCCGCGAACAACGGAATGATTTTCATTGCGGTTGACGAAGACGGAAACCGAACCGTCGTGCAGCCGGAAGACGTGAAGGAGCCAATCAACGACGATCAGCCCTTCACGCTCGTTCAGCCCTTGTACGTCGATGACCGCATGAGGGCGGTTGTCGATGTGTTCGACGCTTTGGCCGCGAGCGTGCCAGCCGTCGCCGCGAGCGCGGACGTGCAGCCCGTGTCTAGCAAGGCGCGATCTGCTATGAGCTTCGCCGAAGCGCTCGAAGCCCTCCGCGCGCTTGCATACGGCACCGTCGAGGAAGGCGGCGAGTGATGAGCAACACACGGACGCTTGAACTCGATATCTCGAAGGAGGGCGCGGGAACCTGCATCAAGGTTGGTCAGGGCGACGATGGCGGAACCACCATCAAGGCGCTTATCTACGACAACGGCGCTGAGTTCGCGCTTTCTGGCGCTACGGCATGGCTTGTCGTGCTGCTGCCTAACAAACGCAACTACTATCGCGGCCAATGCTCGGTGAGCGGAAACGCCGCCACGATCACGGTTGACGAATCGAAGCTTTGCAGCGTGTCCGGCTACACCGACGAAGCCTATTTCACGATCACGAAGAGCGGCAAGACCTATTCGACAGAGCGATTCGCAATAGAAATCCTGCGCAGCGCTCTTGACGGGCAGCAGCCCGCGCAGAACTGGGATGATGCCGTTCAAGACCTCATCGACCGTGGAGAGACGGCGGTAAAGAACGCCAACAGCGCGGCGAGCGCGGCGAACACCGCCGCTGGAAAGGCCAACACGGCGGCGAGCACCGCCAACAGCGCGGCGACGAACGCGAACAACGCGGCAGATGCCGCAAACACCGCCGCATCAGCCGCCAACACGGCGAAGCAGAACGCGGACGCTGCGACCACGGCTGCGAACAACGCCGCATCAGCCGCCAACACGGCGAAGCAGAACGCCGACAAGGCGACCGCAAGCGCCAATGCCGCCGCGAGCGCGGCGAACACCGCTGCCGCGAGCGCGAACGCCGCCGCTGCGACTGCAAACGGCGCGGCAGAGGATGCCACCGCCGCAGCGCAGAACGCGCTTAATATCGCAAACGCTATCGCGGCTATCGAACCGCCGTCAGATGACGAGGTGCAAGAGCTGCGCGACGAGAACGCGACGCTTGCGACAGCCCTTGTCGAGCTTCAGGACGGTTACATAGTCCTTGGAGAAACGGCGTACATGCCCACAAACAGACGAAGCGCCCTATCCGGCGAGACGGTCACGGTTGCGCAAGCCACCGTGAGCGGCGAGACGGCGACGCTCAACTAAGAAGGGAGACTATCAATGGCTGATTTGTCGAAGTTTTCTATCAATGGCACAGCGTACAACCTGAAGGACACTTCAGCGCAGAGCAAGGCCGATTCTGTCACGACCGCCGAGGAATACGACCGCCAGCACAACATCAACGCTTACGCGGGGCGCTCGCTCGCTTCGGTCTTCGCTAACGAGATCGGAAGCACCGACATTTACACGTGGCTTCGAAACCGCGCGCGAAACGCCAACTTCGCCGGTCTGCGCATCGGCGACTACATCGACGTTCCCGTTGCCGAGGGCGCTAACGTGCCCGCGCAGACGGTGCGCTACCGCATCGGCGCTATCGACCAGTATTACCAGTGCGGCGACACCGCGAAGGGGCATCATATCGTCATGGTGCCGAAAGCGCCCGTCACCGTGAAGGGCGACAAGGCATCCAATACGAGCTACCTTCAGTGGCGCGAGACGAACGACAACAACGGCACCGCAGAAGAGAAGCACCCTTACTTGTGCTCGAAGCTCCACGATTGGGAGATCAACGATTTCTTGCCCGCGCTGCCGTCCACGCTTCAGAGCGCCATTCTAGCGCAGCGCGTGCTGCTCGAAGAGCGCTATTCGTCTTCGGGCAAGCTCACCGAAGCGAGCGGTTGGAGCTGGGCGGACTTGGGCAAGATTTGGTCGCCCTCAGAGATGGAGGTCTACGGGTGCCCGGTCTGGGGCAGCAAGGGCTACTCTGTCGGCTTCGATTCGCAGTTCCCCATCTTCACCGACACCGCAAGCCGTATTGTGGGCGGTCGCGTCCATTGGTGGCTGCGGTCGGTCGTGGGCGGGTCTTCGTCTGGCGCGTGCTATGTCAACAGCGGCGGCGATGCCAACTACGCTGCGCCGACGAGCGGCTGGGTGCGCCCGCTGCCGTGCTTCCTCCTAGGCTGATAAAATCAGCCGTACATGGTACAGGTCTGGCGCATGCCTTGCGCATGCGCCTATACTTCCCCGCGCGAAGCGCGGGCGAAGTATTTTTTTGAAAATCACGGGGGGGATGTTGCAAATTGAGCGGCGTATATGTGCGGAACCGCAACCTAAGCACGTTCGAGTATTTCAACACTGCGGTTTCGATTCGAAACGAGGTGACGCGTCTTGTCACTTCTGGCGCGGTGCCCAAATCCTATCGCTTCATCTTCGCCGTCCCCATGGCGGAGACGGCGCGAAGCGTGGTGTTCAACCTCGTGAAGGCTGATGCCTTCTATCCGAACACACAGCGGAACGTCGAGGAACGCAAGCATTACATGACGCTTGCCTTGGCAGACCTAAACCAGCTTTACCAAGACCTGCAATGCCTTCTTGCGATGAAGCTACCCGTCAAGGTGGCTAAGTTCGAAGAGATCTCAGAGAGCATCGAGAACGATATAAAGCTCATAAAGGGCGCTCGCGCGGGCGTGAAGCTCATTGGAAAGGGGTAGAATGTTCGCGCGTTGTCCCTTGGAAATCATCGCGTCAATTGGTGGCTGCGGTCGGTCATGGGCGGGTCTTCGTCTAGCGCGTGCAATGTCAACAGCAACGGCAATGCCAACAACAATGCGCCGACGAACGACTGGGTGCGCCCGCTGCCGTGATTCCCAAGCATTGCCAGACCGTGCGGCCGGAAGCGCCGCGCGCCGTGCATTTGAGGAAGGAAGGGGCGACCATCGGGCGCAAGCCCGTAAATATGCACCCCGCGACGGTTGCCGTTCGCTGCTTGCATGGCGCGGTTCTCGGCGTTCGACCGCGTTTCATGGTCAACCGTCAAGCGGCTGCTGGATGCCGATTGCGAGCCGCGCGGGGTGCCCTCATGAACTCTGAAGAGCGCAGGGCTGCGCGGCGCGCAAGGCGCGATGCCAAGCGCGCTGAGAACCGGGCTAGGCGCATCGAGGGTTGCACGCTGGAAGCTGTCGCCGATCTCGATAACCTATACGATGCCGCCAACGGCGCTGCCGCTGGCGTGCGTTGGAAATCGAGCGTTCAGCGCTACATGGCGCGCGTCGTTCCAAACATCATGAGAGCACGGCGCGACCTTCTCACGGGCGCTGACTTCCGGCGCGGCTTCATTGAGTTTGACTTGTTCGAGCGCGGCAAGCTTCGTCACATCTGCTCTGTCCACTTCTCAGAGCGCGTGATACAGAAGTCTTTGAGCCGTCACGCGCTTGCGCCCGCGATCTGGCCTACCCTCACCGAGGGATGCACAGCGAACGTCAAGGGGCGCGGCACCGACTACGCGATTCGACGCATGAAGCGCCAGCTTGTCGAGCACCACCGAAAGCATGGAGCGGAAGGCTACATCTTGCAGGTCGATTTCGCGGACTACTTCGCAAACATCGACCACGACGCATGCAAGCGCCTTATCGACCGAGCCATTGACGATGAGCGCGTTAAGCGCGTCATGAGCGACCAGATAGACGCTCACGGCGCGCGCGGCTTGGGTCTTGGCAGCGAGCCGAACCAGATTCTAGCCGTCGCCTTGCCGTCGCCCGTTGACCATCTGATGCTGTCCCTTCCGGGCATCTTGGCGAGCGGGCGATACATGGACGATAGCTATTGCATCGCCCTTGACAAGCAGACGCTTTGGGACGCTCTTTCGCGCATCGAAGCGCTCTGCGACGATCTGGGAATCATCATCAACCGCAAGAAGACGCGCGTTGTGAAGCTGACGCGCGGCTTCGTGTTCCTGAAGAAGAGGTTTTCATATGGCGAGGGCGGAAAGGTTGTCGTTCGCCCGTGCCGTTCCTCCGTGACGCGGCAGCGGCGCAAGCTGAAGAAGCAAGCCGCGCTTGTCGCCAAGGGGATTATGACCGTCGAGCAGGTCAACCAATCCTACCAGTCGTGGCGCGGCAGCATGAAGCGCCTTAGCGCGCACGAGACGGTAAAGCGCATGGACGCGCTATACAAGGAGCTTTTCGGCTGAGGAAGCCGACATAGCAAGGTATCGAAGCCCTCGCATTAGCGGGGGCTTTTTTGTTGCGAGAGAAAGGGGAACACATGGCATTCACCGAAGAGGAAGAGGGCAAGCTTCGCGCGATCATCGCCATTTTCGACGGCCAAGCGCCGTCGCTCTCTAGCGATGTGGCGGCGAAGTGCCCCGCGCTTTTCGCGGCGTGGGACGGCGACGGCCACGCCTACGCCGAGGGCGAGCGCGTGAGCTTCGAGGGCGTGCTTTACACGTGCCTTCAGGCGCACACTTCGCAGCCTGATTGGTCACCAACGGCAGCGCCGAGCCTTTGGGCGAAGGTGCTTGAAACCGGAACGCCCGACACACCGACAGAGGAAGTGCCCGAATGGGTGCAGCCCGATTCTACGAATCCCTATCCGCTCGGTGCCCGCGTGAAGCACAACGGCAAGGTCTGGGAATCCCTCGTTGCTAACAACGTCTGGGAGCCGGGGGCTGTCGGCACCGAAACCGTCTGGCGAGAGGTGACGGAGGGCTGACGTGGAAGCATCGGAGGTTTTTCTAGCGCTGTTCTCCGCCGTGATGACAGCGGTTGTCGGCGCGCTCGGCGCTGCGGTCAAGATGCACAAGGAGCGAGAGCGCAAGGCCGATGCGAAGTTCGACGCTGAGCATGATTTGCTGCTTCAAGGCATGCGCGCCCTCATGAAGTCAGAGCTGTTCAGGCTGCATGCGGAGTACGTGCAGACGGGCAAGCCTGTTCCGCTCGATATCAAAGAGCAAGCCAACAGCGTTCATGAGGTGTACGCGGGACTTGGTGGCAACGGCGTTGGCACCCACCTATGGAAAGAGCTTATGGATGCGCACGCATCCGATTAACAACAAGGAGAACTGAAATGATTAACTTCACCGCACGAATCAAGAACAAGACGTTTTGGCTGACCCTCATTCCCGCCGTCCTTCTGCTCGTGCAGGTGGTCGCCGCACCGTTCGGGTACCAGTGGGATTTCGGCGTTCTGAACGAGCAGTTGGCCGCGATCATCAACGCGCTTTTCGCCGTGCTCGCGATTCTGGGCATCGTGACCGACCCGACCACGGCGGGCGTTGGCGATTCCGCGCAAGCGCTCACCTACACCGAGCCGAAGCGCTATGAGTAGGCTAAAGGCTGTCGCCCTCGTGCTTTCCGGCGCGCTCGCGTCAATGCTCTACTGCGGCTGGCTCATTGTCGGCCATATCGAGAGCGACGCGGGCGCGCTCGCTGAAGCGCGCGAAGAGGGATACGCGGCGGCTGAGGAAGACCGCCTTGCAATCGTGGTCGATAGGCCGATTGCAGAGGGTAACAGCATGCCGCTATGGCTTCAGACCGACCCGCAATGGGACTACATACCCTATGCGGGCGGCACTATCGGCGAATACGGCTGCGGCCTTACATGCGCGGCTATGGCTGTCAAATACATGACGCTTCAGGACATTACACCGCTCACGCTCGCATCGTTCGTTGGCGACACGTGCTTGACCGATGGCGTGAACGACCCCGGCAAGTTCTGCGCGTGGATTGCCGAGCATTACCCGGAATACGGCATCGAGAGCACGCCGATTTCTTACGATCTCGCGCCCGTCCTTCAGAACGTGTCTGACGGATGGCTGGCGTTCGCTGGCATGAGCGGAACACTCGGAGATAGGGACTACGGCGGGCACGTCGTGCTGATCTGGCGCGCCGACGATGACGGCTACTGGATACGCGACCCGGCGAGCGCTGGGAACTCGGCGCGCGCCTTCACGCTCGAAGAGCTAGAGCAGGTCGATTTTCATTACTTCTACTGCATCAGAGGGGGCTTCTATGGAACTCAACGGCATTGATATTTCTAACTACCAGCGCGGGCTTGACCTCGCGCAGGTGCCTTGCGACTTCGTGATCTGCAAGGCGACAGAGGGAACTACCATCGTTCACAACACCTGCGACCCGTGGATTCAGCAGGCTATCAAGCTCGGCAAACTCTGGGGCTTCTACCACTTCATGAACGGAGAAGACCCCATCGCTCAAGCTAAGCACTTCGTCGCAAGCTGCCGTAACTACTTCGGTAACGGCATTCCCGTTCTCGATTATGAGATGTACGGGCGCATCGGAACCGACAAGGCAAAGCTGTTCCTCGATTACGTCTACGATCAGACCGGCGTTCGCTGCATCGTCTACATGAGCCGTAGCGTTTGCACCGAAGAAGATTGGTCGCAGATTGCGCCGAATCACGCGCTCTGGGTTGCGCAGTACGCCAACAACAACCGCACAGGCTACCAGTCTTCGCCGTGGCTTCCCGATGGCGGCTTCGGCGCTTGGGATAGCTGCGCAATCCACCAGTACACGTCGAATGGCCGTCTTGATGGCTTCAACGCACCGCTTGATCTCGATATCGCCTACATGACGCGCGAAGCGTGGGGTAAGTTCGCCAACCCGTCCGGAGCGGCAGCACCAGACGTTCCGCCCGCAGAGGTCGCCGAGCCTTCGCCGGAGGGCACGACGCTTGACCTTGCGGCAGCGGTCATGCGTGGCGAGTATGGCGTTGATGCTGAGCGCCGCGAAAAGCTCGGCGACCGTTACCAAGAGGTGCAAGACCTCATCAACTACATTGACGGCGCTTCCGCTTCTCAGCTCGCAGATGATGTGGAACGCGGCATGTTCGGCGTTGTGCCGACGCGCAGCGACGTTCTGGGCGACCGCTTCAGCGAGGTTCAGGCAATCGTCAACCAGAGGGCGGGCGTTGGCGCTGCGCGCGTCTACACCGTCAAGAGCGGCGACACGCTCAGCGAGATTGGCGCTTCGCTCGGCATCGACTGGCACACCATCGCAAGCAAGAACGGCATTGGGGCACCTTATACGATCTACCCCGGCCAGAAGCTTTCTTATTAGTGTTCAAGCGGGGTACCCTGACAAGGGGTGCCCCGCTTTCTGGCGTTAGACGGGCTTACAGCAAGCCGCCCATCTGGTGTTTTGCAAACACCAGAAATTGCTATTTTTGACACGTGCCAACGACAACAAACCAGTTTTTCGATACTCTAACAACGCAAGTATCAAGCTGGATAGATGCGCGGTTGGCGGTACTGGTGGAGTTCGCCGTTTTTCTCATAAGCTCCACCAAGCTTTTCGCGGTCGCTCTTCGGGGCGGCCGCTTTTCTCTCCTTGCGTGGCTTATTCCTTACGAAAACGGTCATGTTCTGGGGAAACAGGCTGAAAATCCTTTAAGTTCTGTGGGGGAGTCGTGGGGAATGGCGTGCAGGGTGGCGCGCGGGGCGCGGTCTGTGGGAAAGTAGCGCCGAACGACGTATCCGCCGGCGGCCGCGGGCTCCTTGGCTTATAATGGGCCTAAGGCGCATCCGCCGACTTGCGCGGCGGCCCCAAAGTAAGTTGAATCGCACCACGGAAGCGCACTATGCCACGACACAGCACATCTGACAATCGAATTTCCGAAGCGGGCGCAAGCGCGACCCGCGGTTTCGTCATGCCCGAGGGCCGCTTCGGCGCGCCGAGGCCCGTGGGGCCCCAGGCCACGGGCGCGAT